AAATCGGGTTTCATGCCTGCTAGCCTCGTCGGATTCATGCGGATTTTTTAGGCAAAAAATTTCGTTCCGGCGCATCGCTGCCGTCCAGCGGGCCGACGCGGGCCTCCCATTCGGCGATCTCGGCGGCGATCTCGTCGGGGTCGTCGCCACGCTCCAGCATGATGCGCTGCGGGCTGGTGGTGCGCCGGGCCAGTCGCAGATCCTCGGACTGGGCCTCTTTCAGCGGGTCGATGCCGGCCCATCGGCGCGGCTGCCAAGTGCGCGCGGCCTGGTAGCGTTTGGTCGATTCGTTGGGCAGCCCCAGCAGGCCGGGTGCCGCCAGCATGGCCATTCGCAGCCAAACCTCTGCCACCGGCTCGTGCAAAAACCGGATCAGGTCGGCCTGGCGCACCTTGTAGTATTCGCGCTCGTCGGTAATGCCGACGCGGGCGCTGGAGTAGTTGACCGCCTCCAGGTCGTTGCCGGTGGTGACGTAGGAGCGCCCTCGCGCGGCGGACCATGCGCGCAGCTGCTGCTTGACGTAGGCGGCGGCATCGAGGTTGGGCCAATCGCTGGAAAACGCCTTAAAATCGTAGCCGCTGGGCAGGGTGTCGAACTGGCCCGGCATGGTGGTGCTGTAACGGTGGGCGGCCTGGGTGATGCGCTGGATCTCGTCGGCGGTCAGTTCCTTGCCCGCGGCCTGAGCCTGCTCCAGCACGCTGGACACTACCACGTCGGCAAAGCCTGGCGGGGCTTCGCCGCTCGGGCTGACAAAAAAACCCTCGCGCTTGGCGGCGTTGGCGCTGGCCACCGCGGCGGCCTGCTCGAAGTCGCCCACCTGCCACAGGCGGCGGGCGCCGGTGGACAGTCGCGGGTAGCCGCGCAGCTGGTCGCACTCTTCGGCTTCGAAAAAGTGATAAATCTGGTCCGCCGGCACGCGCACGTGGCGCCCAACGGTGATTAGGTCAGGCGCCATGTCGCCGGCGCGCACGGCACGCAGCCAGTAGGCCACGGGGCGGGCGTCGTCGGTGATCTCCACGCCCATGCGGATGCGCCGGCCCTGCCAGTCGCGGTTGAGCTCATGGTCCAGCACGGCGGGGTTGAGCAGGTGCACCTGCACGCCGTGGGGGCCGGTGCGCGGCAGCCGGTACAGCAGTTCGCCGTCGCGCTCCAGGGTTTCCAGGGCCAGCGCCTCGATCTGCTGCCAGCTGTAGCGGCCGGTGACGTCGCAGGTGCCGCGCCGGCCCCATTCCGCCCAGGCGGATTCGATGCGGTCGTTGACGTTTTGGTCGGCGCTGCCGTCGCGCCGGCGCACGCGCGATTGCATGCGGATGCCGGAGTGGCCCAGCACGTTGGTGCGCAGGTGGATCAGGTGGCCCTTGGCCCATTCGTTGTTGCGTGCCTGGGCGCGGGCACGGGCGCGCAAAATGGGCAGCTGGCGGCTTAGGTCGTCGTTGAGTTCGGCGGCGGTGGAGGACCATGATTCGGTCCATGCCGGGGTTTCGGCGGCCTCGAAGCTGCGCCGGGCGCTCAGTCCCTGGTGGCGCGCGGCGGCATCGGCGGCCACTCGCACGGCGGTGTCGAGCCAATCGCGACGGGCGGCGCTGGAGTCGCGGCGGAACCAGTCGAACAGGCCCATGTCAGTGCCTCGTGTAAACGCGGCCGGGCGGCGCCCCGCCGTTGAGCAGGGCCAGGGCGGCGCGCTCGTTGATCACGTCGCGTTCCAGCTGGCCGATCAGGCGCAGCAGGTCGGCGGCCGCGCGGAATGTCATGCGACGGCCGCCGATGTCGTACTCGGCCACGTGGGCCTGCCCGTTGGCGGCGTATTGCTGCAACGCGGCCCTGGCGTCGGCCAGGGCCTTTTCCGCCGAACTGCGCCCGTCGAAACTGGCGGCGGTGGCCAGGTTGGGCAGGATCTGCAACGGTTGCTGGCCGATGGTGACGCGCTGGTAACTGGAGTCGGCGCCCTGCTCCACCCAGGAAAACAGCGTGGCGGCGCCGTCCGCCCAGGCGGCGGTGGTGGCGGCGGTCAGGCTGACGGCGTAGTCGTCGCCGTCGGCACTGGCGGCAAACTCCGTCTGCCCGGTGCTCCACAGCAGACGGTATCGCAACGTCCAGCCGGCGCTGGCGGGGTAATCCGGTAGGGTGCGCGTCCAGCTGGCGGTGTCGCCGGCGCGCAGGCTGGTGGGCTCGCTCATAGTGGCAGGTTGGCCCATTTGCCCGCGCGTTTTTAGGCAAAAAATTTCGCAGCTATACTTGGGGTATGCAACAGTGAGTTAAAAAAATGCGCGCGTTATTGCTGGGGTTGGCGCGGTTACGGGCGGTGTTGGATCGGGTGCGCTAGGAGGTATATCTGCATTTATGCGGGTTAATTGATGTTAGACGTCACAAAGCATCCGCCTTGTCGCGATTGCACGTCCCGTGCATCAGCCGAAGATTCGTCACCGCATTCGTCCCGCCCTTCGCGAGCGGGACGAAATGATCTATCTCGATCTGATCTTCTGGGGCGATGATACAGCCGCACCTAGCACACCGGCCGTTTTGCTTGCGTGCCAGCATCAGCGCCACGCCGCGCGTGTAGCGTTTCCGCCTTGTTGATCGCTTCCGCATAACTCACCTTCTCCGGGTCCATCCCGGCCTTCTGTAGTGCGTCACAGACTTGCCGCGTCGCGGCGGCCCAGGATACGAAGCGCACTGTCTTCTGTTCCTGGCGCTCCAGTGCCGCGCGCATCTCATCAAGGTTGTCCCGCTCGATCTGCGCCCGGTTCTCCATCCAGGCATTGACCTCGGCGGCGGACTTCGTTTGCATCCCTGACGGGATCTTATGATCCGGGATCAGGTCACCAAGCAATGACATCTGGCCAACCGCTGCGAACTCAGATTCAGCAGCCATCGCCTGGCGCTCCATGCGCCGGATGCCTTCAGAGATGGAGTTGGTGACGGCTTGGCGGATCACGGTCGCGGAATCGGCATTGCTGTGCATCTCGGCGATGACGTTGCCTAGCAACATATCCGGCGCTTCGTGCTGGGTCTTGTAGCGGTTCAGCGCTGTTTTGATCAGTTGTTCCGACGTGATGTCGATATTCACTTGCATGATAATTTCTCCAGTTGCTTAATAATCCGCGTGGCATGGGCCATCGCGGCGTCCCAAAAGGCGATATCGAAATAGGCGAGGTCTTTGGCGTCGGCCAGGGCGCTGTCCGCTGCGGACAGGTGGGCTAGGATGTCGCGATAGATCGCGGCCGCGTCCTGGTGCGCCGGCTGTTGCGCCAGTTCCGCCTTCACCTGCTCGCGGTCCGCCTGGCGCTCGGCAAATTCGGCAATCATCTGCCCGCCCTCCTTCAAGCCTTCATCCCAGGCGGCACGCTCAGCGTCTGACATCGGCGGCGGCGTGAGTTGCACCACATCGGCCTGCACCGGCGGCGCGACAGTCGGCTTGCGTGGGCCGTTGATGCGGACCTTCAGCGCTTCGGCGTCTTTGCGCTGCATCTCCGGGTGAATGACGCCGTCGGCGATGGCGGCATCAATATCGTCCGGGTCCAGGCTGGCGAGGACGGCAAGGGTGCGCCAGGATGCGGGCAAATCGGCACCATGGTGCCGATTTGATAGCGCCGCGTTGCAGGCAACCGCCTTCAGCATTCGCGCCGTTCGGGCCGAGAAATGCAGCAACGGCTTGCCGGTCGTCTCACCGGTCAACTCGCCCCATTCGCCGTGGGAGCAATCCGCCTTCGCGCGCTTGAGCTTTTCTCCGACGGCAATGATGGCCGCCACGCTATCGCCATAGGCGGTGTTGATGTCTTCGGCCCAGCGCTGGACCTTGGTTTTCAATTGCGAAATGTTGTGCATTCGTTCATCTCCAAAAACATCTAACAAGCGGCTCAAAAGCGACGCGCAAACTGCGCGCGCTTTAGCCGTGGCGTTCAATCACCTCACCAGCCGCCGCAACTGCTGCGCGCGGCGCACACTGATACCCAGTTTTTTTGACAGCCGGGCGCAGTCGTTTTCCGCGCCCTGGTCGGCGATCTGCTCCAGCAAGAGTTTTTTCGGCTGGCGGGCGATGTAGTGCCGCTCGGCGCCGAACTCCTGGCGGATGGCCAGCTCGACGCGCTGCCACACCTCGGCGGGCACGTCGGGGGCCGTTTGTCGGGCCAGGGCGAGGATGTCGCTCAGGGAGTCAGACATGGGCGCGACCTTGCCGGCGGCGTCTGATCATCCGGTGAAAGTGATCGGCGGCATCCTCGGGGGCGGCGCCGTCGAGCGGCGGTGGCGTCTCGTCCGGCGGCGGTTCGGCGGTGGCGCCCTGCTGCCCTTCGAGCAACACGGCGCGGCGGCGCCAGTAGGCTGGGTCAGGCACGCTGACGATTTGCGTGGTGCCATTGTCGCGCGCCACCTTGCGCCGGGCGGTGGCGATGCGCACGTCGCGGTGGTGACCGATGGCGATGGCATAGACCAAGGTATCGAGCGGCTCGTTGCGGGCGTAGTCGGCACCCGGGCGCTGTTCGTAGCGCCCGGTGAGCGGGTTGGACACCTCGGCCAGCAGCCCGTAAAAATATTCATTGGGCAGGCCTGCGGGAAACCGGATGCGCCGCTCCTCCGGTGGGTGGTCGCCGTCGGTGGCCAGGGCGGCGTAGATCATGTCCTTGACGGTTTCGGTGCCTACGTTCCAGATGCCCCAGGCGTTGCGCCGGGCGCGGCCCTTGTGGTCTTTTTCCGCCTCGCGGGCGGTGCTGGCGATAATGGCGGCCTGGCGCGTGGTGCTGCCCTGCACCCGGTACACGGGGATTTTGAGGCTATGGCGCAGGGTGAAGGCGCGCACCTGTTCGGCGCGGTGGCCGCGGTTGTCGATGCCTGCGGCGGCCAGGGCAATGGGTTTTCCGTAGGCGTTAACGCGCGGGGCGTTGAGCCAAGCCTCCAGCTCGTTCCACACCTCGGGGCGGGCGGTGTCGCCGGGAAACTGCACCCAGTCCACCGGGCGCCAGCCAGGGGAGCCGTCGTCTTGCCATGGGTACCAGCCGAGCAGCGTAGCCTCCAGCCAAGTGTCCTGGGTGTCGATGCCCACAGTGAGGGCCAGCACGCCGGGCGGGATCTGGCCCAGTGTGGCGTCGTCGGCGCGCTGAGCCAAGTGGTGCGGCTTGGTGGCGGTGGTGCGGTCTTCCCAGGTCAGGCCGAGATGCAGGTTGCGAAAGGTTTGCAGCAGCGCCGGTTCGGCGCGGCGGGCCTTGCCGTCGGCCGCGCGGTGCATGCCCACCCATTCGCGCGCCAGGTCGAGCCAGGAGGGGCCGAGGCCGATCGGGGCAGTGAGGGCGTTTAGGTGGTAGCCGCGGCGGGCGACGCCGGGCCGTGCCGCGATCCAGCGCCCTCCGGCCAGCAGGGCGGGTTTGCTGGTTTCGTCGATGGCCTTGTTGCAGCCGGTGCATTCGTACCATGCCGACGTGGGCACGGCGGCGGCCTTGTCCCAGCGCACGTTGTCCCACTCCAGCACCTGCAAGTGCCCGCAGTGGGGGCAGGCGACATGGTAGCGGCGCTGGTCGCTGTCGTCGTATTCGCGGGCGATCAGGCTGGCGCCCTCGACGGTGGGGGTGCTGGCCAGCAGCAGTTTGTATTTGTGTGGAAATGCTTTGCAGCGACCTTTGGCCAGGCGCACCGGATCGCCCTCGCGACCGATCACGCCGGGGAATCGGTCGAGATCGTCCAACATGACCAGCCGCGCGGATTTTTGCGCGTAGCTGTTGGGGCTGTTGCCTCCGGCCAAAAACAGGATGCCGCCGGGAAAATCCAGCATGTCGGCGCGGTTGGCGGCGTCGCGCGAGCGCAGACCGCCCAGCAGTTCGCGCACGGCGGGTGTTTCCAACAATAATGGGTTGAGTTTTTGCGTTTTCCAGGTGTCGCGGTCGGCCAGTGTGGGCATCAATACCATGGCGGGGCCTGGGGCGTGGTGCATTGTGTAACCCAGGGCGTTGATCATGGCCTCGGTAACGCCGGCCTGGTTGCCCTTTTTGATGACCACCTCGTGCACCGGGCTGTTGAGGCTGAGGGTGTCCATTATCTCGCGCAGCACCGGGTTAACGGCGGTGCGCCAGCGACCAGGCATGCCGGACTGCTTGCTGCTGATCACCCGGTGCCGATCCGCCCACGCCGACACGCTGAGCCGTTCGCGCGGTTTGACCGCGGCGGCCAGTCGGCGGTAGCAGTGGGGGCGGCGGGGGCGGATCATTTGGTGGCTATACCTGCATTCATGTTGGTTAATATCTGTTAGGTGCTAAAACAGAATTCCACTCCCTGGCTTGGATCATTTTCCAGTCATCGGTGGCGCCGGTGGTTTTCTGTTTGTCGTTCATCGGGTCATCCTCGGATGGCGGCTGGCTCTGGTCCGTCAAGCGGGCGGCTTCCAGTGCCGATTGACGAAATCCATCTCCGCCGCGCCTCGGTCGGGCACGCGGTTGGACAGCCGACGGCCTTTGCGGCCGTGGGCCTTGGCCTTGCGCGCGCACACCTGGCACAGGCTGGCGCGGTGGTGGAGCCCGCGCCCGGCGACGGTGGCTGCGGTAATGGTCTGCTCGCGCCCGCAGCAGTGGTAGCGCACACGGTAGGGCACGGCGCCGTCGATGGCTGAGCGGGTTTTTCCGACGAACGCCAGCAGGTCGAGCCCAATAGTGGGCACGCTGACGGGCAGCGCCACCTGGGCCAGGCGCGGCAGGGTGTTGATCGCGGTGTGGTTGGCTGTTTGCATGGCTAGGCCTCCGTTGGTGAGCATTTATCGCGCCACATCAGCCACAGGGCATGGCGCTGGGCGGGGGTGCGTGGGGCGGCCAGCCGGCCGGCACGCAAGGCGCATAGGTCTGTGCGGCTGATGCCGGCGCGCTCCGACAGGGTGCGGTCCAGGTAATAGCGGCGCAGGTCGTTAAGGCAGCGCGGCCAGGTGACGGGACTCATGGCGCGGAATCCTGGGCCGTGGCGCGGGCCTTGAGGGCTGCGGCCAGTTCCGCCAGCAGGTTGTCGTCGGCCTCGGCCAGTGCGGTGATCTGGTCGGCGCTGAGCCCCAGTTCGGCGCCCTGGCGTTCGGCGCGCCCGGCCAGCAGACGGCGCAGCAGGGCGCCGTAGTCGTCGAGCACGTAGTCCACGTCAGCGCGGCGCACCAGGTTGCCGGCCAGTTCGTCGCGTTCCATTTCTAGCTTGTCCGCCTGCGCCGCCTTGATGCGCCCTTCGTTGCGGGCCTTTTCCAGGGCGGCCAAACGCAGTTGTTCGCGCAGGCCAGGCCCGGCGCTGGCGGCGCTGTCGCGTTCCTCGCGCTCCAGCTGGTGGCGGCGCGCCACGTCAGCACGGTAGCCGGCGGTGGCGGCCAGTAAGTCCAGGCTTTTTTCCACCTGCACCGCGTTGCCGTCGAGCACCAGGCGCCCCGCCTTGGCCCAGCGGGTGACGGTGGATTTGTTGACGCCGCGCCGGCGGGCGAAGTCGGCAAGGCTTTCGGTGCTCACCGCCCCGCACCCGCCAGTGTGTCGAGAATATCGAGCACCGCGGCGGCATGCGGGCCGGTAACGCGCACCTGGTCGCGGCGGCGCGCCACGTAGGCGATCTGCTGGCGCGCTGCGCTGTCGTGGCGGTACAGGCGGCGCAGCAGGTCGCGGTAGGCGTCGGCTTCGCCCTGCCATCCGGCGGGGGGCGAAAAAGGCCCAGGAAGGCCTGGGGTGGTGTCGATTCGGTGCATGTTGGCGGCTCCTGTCCAGGGTCCCATTAGTCGTTAGGGTGTTTTCCACGGGTATCGCGGCCCTTTCCACGGCAAAATCCACCGCTAAGTACCTTGATTCCACTCATTTCCACGGGTTCCACGGGTAAATTAATCGCGCGCGAGCGACGCACATATGTATGAGGTGTTTTATTTTTTGTTGCTCGCGTGCGTGCGCGCGTTACCCGTGGATTCAGTGGAATCAATGACTTAGCGGTGGAATTGGTGTGGCTCGCAAGTGGAATCAATAACTTAGCGGTGGAAAATGCCGTGGATTTTGCGCCGCTCATGCGTAGTCCTCCGTGCTGAGTGCCGTGGCGAAGGCAAAATAGCCCCGCGTGAGCCACTCGGTTTTGGTTTCACCGGGTTGCTGCACCAGCCGCGCCTGGGCGGTGTCTGGCGCCACCAGTGCGGCGGCGCCTGCCATGGCCTCGGCGGATGGGGTGATCATCTTGCGTTTTTTGATGGTCTGGTCCTGGAAACTGGACCATGTGGCCTCGGAGCGCGCCGCCGTCCAGCCGATTTGCTTGCCGAGGTGGTTGGTAAAGTGGTTGCTGGGCCTGGGCCGAAATTCGCCGTTTGATTTGCACCATCGCTCATAGGCGCGGTACAGGTGCGAGCCCAGGCAGGGGCAGAACGGCAACGGCTCGCCGTCTGGGCCTTCCAGCTCCAGGCGCTGCCAGTCGCGCAAAAACCGTTGTTCGCTGGACATGCCGAGGTCGATCAGGTCGCCCTTGGCGGCCGTCATGGGCGGCTTGGTCCATGGCTTGAAGTCGCCCAGGTCGAGGTTCAGCAGATAATGGTGCAGTGCCGCGATGCCGCCGTTGCGCAGTTCTTCGGTTACTTCGGCGTAGTAGGCCTCGGGCAGTTTCGGCGGGGTCCAGATCACGATGTGACGCCGGTCGTCCTTTTCCAGCGCCAGAGGCAGATCCTCGTTTGAAAGAAAAACGAAATTCATGCAGTTTTTTTCCACGTGCGCGGCAACAAACTTTGGATTCACCCGCACCTTGTCGCCGGTCACCAGCCCCTTGAGGCGGTTTTTGATGTGATAGGTGTCGGTTCTTGCCACTACCTCGTCAGCGAGGACGAAGAGTTTTTTCTCGGTCCAGTCGCTGTTGTATTTGTCCTCGATGGACTCCTGCCCAATGATCGTGCCGTATTCACCATAAATTTTGCAGACGGCCTCGAACACCAGGGACTTGCCGGTTCCCTGCGGGCCATGGACCACCAGCGCCGTCTGCATCTTGGCGCCGGGGTGCTGAATGGGGTAGGCCAGCCACTTGAGCACGTGTTCGTACAGTGCGCGCCCACCGGCATGGCCTTCGCCGTTGCACAGGTAGGCCAGCAGGTCCAGCGACGCGTCGCAGATTCCATCGGATGATGGCACGCTGGGCCAGCCGCCCCAGGTGTTGAACCGCAGCCCTTCGCGCTCCGTGGGGTCGAATCCGATTTCCGCCACGTCGGCCACTTCAAAATCGGGATGCGTGCGCAGCTTGTCGATGCGCTCGGCGCCCAGCAGGTTGCGCACGTCGTCCACGTGCACGAATTTGCGTTGGATTCGGTCGTACAGCGTTTTGCCGCCCATTCCATAGGTGCCCACCCACCGCCGTGCCGCCTCATCAAGGGGGATAACGGGCAGCAGTTGGTCGTCCCCGCTCCCCTCGGTGGTGGGGGTTCGCGCGGCTATCTCGGTCCGCAGCGACCAGCCCACGGCATCCAGGCAGGCCTCCACCTGGGCGCGCACCACGGGCAGGCCCTCGGCCTGGGCCAGGTCGTTGAAATCGGTAGGGCCTTTTTTGCCGTCCATCGGACGATCGGCGCCGAACACCGGCGCCAGCCAGTGGCCACCCACCGCGTGGGCCGCTTCGGTGGCGGCCTTGGTCCCGGGGTTGCCGGCGGTGCGGTAATCGTCATCGGCACAAATCAAAAAGCGCACGCCCGGGTAGGCCAGATGCAGCGATTGGGCCACCGGGCGCAGGTTGCCGGCGTCGAATGCCACGGCCGCCTTCAGCCCGGTGGCCTGGTGCAGGCTGGCGGCGGTGGCGTATCCCTCAGCAATCAGCAGCACGTCGCCACGGCGCGGAATGCCGCCGATCGGGGCAAAATGGCCCTGTTTGGCCAGGCCGCGCGGAAAATACTCTTTCTCCAGCTTGTGCTTGGGCCGGTTGGGGCCGCGGATCAGCTGCAGGCCCCAGATCCTCCCGCGGGTGTCCTGCATCGGCAGCGCCAGGGTGCCGTTGCCGTTGGGGTCGAACCGGCCGCCGTAATTGGCCACGCCCTTACGCGCCAGGTAGGCCGACTCGCCGGTGTGGCGGTAGGCGCGCCACACGCCGTTGGCCTTGGCGGCGGCCCGTTCCTGCTCGGCGCGTCGTTGGGCCTTGAGCCGCTTCTGCTGCTCAGCCAGGCGCGCATTGATGGCCGCGCGTTGTTCGCGGTCCACCGTGCGGCGCTTGCCGTCGCGGCGCAGCTCCAGCTTGATCTTGCCGTTGTCGTTGCCGTGGTAAACGCCGAAGGCGCCGACGATGTACGGCGCCCGCGTGCCGTCATCCTCATCCAGATGAATGGTGCTGAGCCAATACCATCCGCGCTTTTCGTGATCCTCGCCCCGGGCGCGGCACCGGCGCGGCCGGTCGGTGTCCACCTCCAGGTGATCCACCAGCAGATCGGCGCCGATCTGCTCCAGCACGTCGTCGTAGTTGACCCAACTCACCGACGGCCACCCACCGGGCAGCCCACGGGGTTGCCTATGCGCGCACGCCAGACTCTAGCCAAAATTCGCGCCCTCGCAGCAC